AGCGCCCGGATCTGATCGACGACCGCGTTCTCGAACTCACCCGCAGGTACGCGCCGAAGCGGACACGCGTCCGCCCCGTGCTTCAGCACTCTATTACTCACGTAGTATCGGTAGAGTTTCCCGCGGCGCCGCGTGTGCGTGGGTGTCATAGCGCTGCCCGTCGGCCCGAATATCAACCCTTTCAGCAGCGCCGGTGTCTGTGTCCGCGTCCGCGCCGCGCGGCGCCGCGGGCTCTCGCGCAGGATCGCCTGCGCCTTGTCCCATAGGGTTTGGCTCACGATGGCCGCGTGCTCGCCGCGGTAGGCGACGCCCTTGTGCACGGCCTCCCCGAGATAGGTGCGATTCCGAAGCAGGCGGTAAAGGAAGCCCTTGTCGACTGGACTGCCTTGCTTCGTCTTCATGCCTTCGGCGGCAAGCGTCCGAGCCAGCGTGGTGATGGATCCCACTCGGACAAAGCGTTCGAAGATCTTCCGGACTATCGCAGCCTCTGCCTCGTTCACGATCAGCTTGCGATCCTTCACCTCGTAGCCGAGCACCGGATAGCCACCCATCCACATGCCTTTGCGGCGCGAGGCAGCGATCTTGTCCCGAATACGCTCGCCGATGACCTCGCGCTCGAACTGCGCGAACGAGAGCAAGACGTTTAGCGTGAGCCGGCCCATGGACGTCGTTGTGTTGAACGACTGCGTCACGCTCACGAACGTGACGTTGCGCCGATCGAAGACTTCGACCAGCTTGGCGAAATCCATCAGGGATCGGCTGAGCCGGTCGATCTTGTAGACCACGATCACGTCGACGCGGCCGGCCTCGATGTCGGCAAGCAGGCGCTTCAGCGCCGGCCTTTCCAGCGTGCCACCGGAAAATCCGCCGTCGTCGTAGCGGTCTGGCACCAGTACCCAGCCTTCCGGCTTTTGGCTGGCGATATAGGCCTCGCATGCCTCGCGCTGCGCGTCGAGGCTGTTGAACTCCATGTCGAGGCCTTCGTCGGTCGACTTGCGGGTGTAGACCGCGCAGCGCAGTTTGCGGACCGGCTTCTTCACTGTGCGCCCCGCTGATTCTTTAAGCCAAAGAATAGGAGGCCATTCCAGCGGGTGCCCGTGATTGCGCGGGCGATCGCGGAGAGCGACTTGAACGGGCGGCCCTGGTACTCGTAGCCGTCATCGAGCACCGTCACGCAGTGCTCGACGCCCTTCCATTCTCGGATCAGCCGCGTCCCCACGATCGGCTTCATGTCGGTGCGCGTGCGGCGGACAATCGGATTGCCGCCGTCGAGCTGCTCGCCCAGCGCTTCGAGGCGCTCGATCGTCTCAGGCTTGAGCCCGCCGTACGCGAGCTCCTGGATGCGGTAAGCGAGCCGGCTCTCGAGGAAACGCCGGTTGTAGGCCGGCGGCTCAGTCCCGAAGAGCTCGCGCCAGCGCGCCTTGAGCACGGGCGTGGCCAGCTGCTTCAGGCTGGCGATCTGCGCCAGGACGCTGCGCTCCTTTGCGTTGGCACCGACTGCAGCGGTTTCGCCACCGTTCCTCGCCCGCGCCGTCTCGTTAATCAGTTCCTGTCTGCGCGTCATCTACCCGCTCCGTTTGGAGACGGTCGCATGCACGCTCTGGGCGGCTGGTAAGTCGACGCAACTTTCTCCCCAGTCGGCAAATATAGAGCTGGACTTCCGGGCGCGGACACGCATGAGCGCCGCCGCCAGAATGTCGGCTATTTCGTCGAGCCGCTCGAGGGCCGACATGCGATCGGGATGGAGAGGATTAGGTAACTGCACTGGGGACCGTGGCTTCGGCAGCTGTCCCCAGTCCTCTACTCACGCAATCCACAATCCGTCTCATGGGGAAAAATTCGATTCGACTCGCGCTCGTGCTTGCGCTAGCACGAAATAGGAACATAACCACAGCGAGCACTCGAACCGATGGCCAAGAACCTCAAGAAATTCGTCAATCCACGCTTTACCAAGACCGTCGATCTCAGCCTTCTGCGCCGTCTTTTCGAGCGGCACAACGCGCGTCTAAAGGGCCTCGATCTGGCCGTCTTCGACGGTGAAACCGAAGCGGCGCGCGGGGCGCTGCTCAATTTCTTCGCGGGTCCCGAGGAGAATTACCCCGAAGGGTTGATCGCCGACCTTCATCGCGTTGCCGAACTCGGCAATTCCAATGGTCTGAGGCTGCTTCAAGAGCAGGCGGCACGCCTGCGGTTGAATTTGGTGCCGGCGACGCATGAGGGAGAAGAGGTCCACCACGATCCGAAGCATGTGGCGCTCCGTGCCTTTCTCGATCATCCCGTGATCTTCGACGCCGCCTCCGACATGCTGGCATTGGAGGCCCGGGTGTCACTCGCCGAGTTCGCCGGCACGGCCGAAGGGATTGAGGCGCGCCTCGATGATGAGACCAAGGCTGCATTCGAACGTGATGCAAGAAGCCTGTTCGAGGCCGACATGCGCGGCCGCTATTGCCGGATTGGCTGGTACGACGATGCCGACGAGGTGAACATTGTCGTCACCCACGGTGCGCCGGTCACGACGACACCTATCGTGCAGGACGACACCGAGCGCGTGATCAGCTTCCGCGCGGCGGAGCACGCTGTGTTGGCGTATTCGGCGGTGACGGGGCGGCTCAAGGTGGGCGGTGTGGCGAAGGCTCGCCGCGGCGATATCGCTGAGATCTTTGCGCGTACCATGCTGGGCCAGCCCGGTTTCTTTGCCGCGCCCGACAGCCAGACCCTCTATACGCTGGGTCCGATCGAGCGGGCTGGTTTCGGATTCAGGTTCACCCACGCCTTCGATCCCGGCATTCGACGCGTCCAGATCGTTGAGGTCCAAGCCGATCGCATCGCCACGGATCCGCGCACGGGTGAAACCAGGGCCTACGAAGCGTTCATCGCGCGCGACCATCGCGGCAACGCGCTCGATCGTATGGGCGAAACCGCACCCGGGATCGTGTTCCGCCCGGACGCGTATCGCATCGGCCACATCATGATCCGCATCCATTTCGATGTCGGGGAAGCGAAGCCGGTACGCGTGACGGTGAAGATCAAGCCGCCTGGGACCGCCATGTTCAAACGCCACCGCTTCGAGGCGCAGATCATGCAGCTTCTGCGGCGCAACGGACTGTGTCATGAGCGCGAGCCTGGTCAGACTGCTCTTGCAGCAGAGTGAAGGTGGCGACCCCGCAATACTGTGGGGTCGCGCCGCAAAGCCTTACTTCGGTGGCGGGTTCGACCGATTGCTGTCCCGAGGCGTGATCGTGGAGGAGGCGCCGGCGACGAGCTGGCCGCCATGCGATGGATGCGAATGCGGGACTGACGAGCGCCCGGTCCAGTCCATTGACGGCCGGATCGTCGCTGCATGCCCGATCGATGCGAACGCCGACGCAGTTCTCGACACCGACGATCTGCGCAGCTTTCGGATCGACCTTGCAGCGCTGGTTCGCGAGCTCGCGTCCGCGTCAAGGTTTGGATCGGACCCGTGCGAAGTCGTCGATGGCGTGTGGCACCTTGGGAGCACGCCTTCGGGGCGAGCGGTCTTCGTTGCGCCGTCGCCATTGCGGGCGACACGATCCGGCGTCATCCCCGCCTTGCGGATGACGGCACGCGGTGCGGCGATCACGCTTGCGGCGCCCGATTTGCTTTCAGCGGAGCGTCTTCGTTTCGCAGAGGCCGGCATCGAGCTTGTTCAACTAAGCGCGTCAGTTGGCACCAAGGGCGAAACGCCATTTGCGCTCGATCTCAGCAGTTTCGATCCTGCGCAACCGGTCAATTCCCGACTGGTCATCCGCCGGTCCGCGAGACAGGTGAAGCTCGATGGCGTCACACTGATGCTCTCCGATCAGTCGTTCGGCCTCCTGACGCTCTTTGCCGAGCGGGCGCTGACGGACGATCCGTTCGCGCCCGCGCGCGAGATCGAGCAGCGTATTTGGGGAACGTTGGTACATCGTGTCAGCCGCCCAGCCCGCGACGTCGTTCGAGAGCTCAGGGACGCGCTCGCAGCTGGTGCGTCCGACTCCGCTTACGCCCGCAGGCTGATCGAGGTTCAACGAAACCGAGGCTGGCGACTGACGCTCGCCGCGTCCGAGATCGATCTCGGCGAGTGACGCCGGGGAATTCCCACGATCCACCCACACTTTCCCCACGCTAACCCCACCAAGCGAGGCGGCGAATTCGGCAGGCTGAAGTCATCGCAAACGATGATCACGGTTTCGACCGATGTCGCCTCAGCTTTCCCGTTCCGATCTGCAGCTCTTGCTTTCAGAGGCGCATCGCGCCGCGCGCCGGCTCGTTCGCCGCGTCCGCCTTCCCCGTCATCAGCTCGAGGATGTGCGGCAGGACCTTCTCCTGGACCTCCTCGAACGCCTGCCGGCCTTTGACGCCCGGCGTGGCACGCTTGGCGCGTTCGCCGGCAAAATCCTGACCCACAAGGCGGCACGGCTCGCCAAGAGTATCTGGCGCGAGCGGACACGGTTCGGCGTGGTTCCGGTTTCGCTCGACGAGGCTGCGTCCAGCGGGTGTGGCGAGCCGCGGGGCCGCTTCCTTCCAGAGGACCAAGGTCTCGCTGCCCATTTGGGCCAACCAACCGATGCATTCGCGCGTATCGAGCGCCGCCTCGACCTCGAACGCGCGCTCGGCGCCCTGAATGGTGGCGATCTCCGCCTATGCGTCGAGCTTTGTGATGCGACCGCCGACCGTCTGGCTGCCGTGGGTCGGGCTCCACGCAGCAGCCTCTATCGCAGCGTCAAACGCATCCGACTCGAACTCATGACCGCCGGTCTGGCGGCGGCGTGAGACGGATTCCTGATTACGTGAGTAGAGGACTGGCATGGATAACAAAATCACGCTCCTTTCGCCTGTGCGGCTCCGGTACACCGAGATGGAGCTCTGCGGCTGGCTCGGACAGGCCTCGCCCGGCGACGTGCTGCAGTATCATCGCGGCTTCCTCGCGATTGACCGCGAGCCACATAGCCACCGGCTTCCTCAGAACGAGCGCACGGAATTGATTCGGATGTGCAGCCGGGCCCATTGGGCGGCCGAGCGCGGGCTCGTGCACCTGGTGCAGCGCCGTCACAGCGAGTGCGATTACAGCTACCTCCTGATCGCCCGGCCGCGGCCGAAAACCCCGGCCGTGTCGCTGCTCAGCCTTCTGGCATCGGAGGCCGCCTGATGAGCCTGCGCATCATCACCGCCGACCAGCGCTTGGTCGAGGCGAATGGCAAGACAACCATGGCGATCTTTGGCCCGAGCGGTGCCGGCAAGACCTCGCTGCTAAAGACCCTGCCGGCAGGGGAGACGCTCTGCATCGATCTCGAAGCGGGGATGAAGTCGGTCCAGGACTGGGCCGGGGACAGCATCCCGGTGCGCACCTTTGGCGACGCTGTGGACCTCGGCTGCCTGATCGGCGGCATCAATCCGGCGGCCGACCCGAACGGCTTCTTCTCCGAGGGTCATTACCAGCACGTCAGCCAGACCTATTCAGATCTCGTCCGGCTGATCGCCGGGAAGCGCATCATCTTCGTCGACAGCATCACCAATTTGACGCGCCAGGCGATGGCCTGGGCGAAGCTCAGACCAGAGGCTTTTTCCGACAAGACGGGCAAACCCGACACCCGCGGCGCTTACGGCCTGCTCGCGCGCGAAGTCATCGGGCTGCTGAAGCACCTCCAGCATGCGCCAGGGAAGACCGTGATCTT